AGCTGACTGCGGAAAGACGCTGTGGGCGACAAAGGCCACGTCGCCCGAGATATGCGGAATGTAACTCAGATGGTTAGAGGAAATTGTGTCGCCGGTTCAAGTCCGGCCATTCCGCACAAGTGAATACATCAAAGCAGCTTTCATGAGGGGGCTGCTTTTCTATTGGAGTGAAAGCACATGGCGAACAGGACGTTAAGGCCCTGCTGTTATCCAGGGTGCACAGAGCTGGTGAGCCGGGGTTACTGCGACAAGCACCAGAAGCCGAGGCCAACAGGTAAGTATCACAACTGGTACTGCCTGCCTATCTGGACACAGACGCTGCGGCCTGGTCAGCTGTTGCGGGAGCCGTTCTGCCGGGAGTGCGCAAAGTATGGCGTTCGTACAGAGGCTACAGACGTTGACCATATCGAACCGTTCAAAGGGGATTGGGGGAAGTTCACAGACCAGGATAATCTTCAGAGCCTGTGTCACTCATGCCATAGCAGGAAGACGGCGCGGGAAAATCATGCCCCCGGGTTTTGAAACTTTTTGTCGGACTTCCCCAAGACCGCAGCCTGGGTTAAGCGTGGGATTTTCTCCCCACGGGATGTAAATTTTGACGAAATAGCCCAAAAACAGCTTTTAAGCAAGCAAAAAGTGAGGTGGTGAAAAATGGCAGGACAGAGACAGCCTATAGAGCTGGTAATGGTGAAAGGGAAAAAGCACTTGACTAAACGGGAAATTGAACAGCGTCAGGCAGCGGAACCGCAAGCGGCAAAAGTAAAGAGCCTGCGCCCACCGGATTATCTGCCCGAGGATCTGCGCGTGGAATTTGTAAAGCTTTCAAAAGAGCTGGGAAAAATCGGGCTGCTTTCAAAGCTGGACTGTGATGTCCTGGCGCGCTACCTTATGAGCCGGGAATCGTGGCTTACCGCGCACCTCCGCGCCATTCAGGAAATGAATTGCGGTGATGCAAAAGAGACTGGCAAGTGGGCGCGTATCGAGAAGACGTACTTCGACCAGTGCCACACCTGCGCGGCGAATATGGGCCTCACGATATCCAGCAGGTGCAGGCTGGTAATGCCGAAGCTTCCGGAGGATCCGGCAGAGTCAGACCCGCTGTCAAAGCTGCTCGAAGGAGGGCGTTAAGTTGTTCGACAAAGAAAAAGCTGATTTTGTGTGCCGGTTCCTCGAATGCCTGACGTGCTCCAACGGTGCGCCATTCAGGCTGATGGACTGGCAGCGCGACGCGGTATCGCCGTTCTATGGCGAGCAGGAGCAGCCGGAAGACGCCGAACGCCCAATCCGCAAGTATCAGTATCTTTACCTTGAGATCCCCAAGAAGAACGGGAAATCAGAGCTTGCGGGCGGGCTTGGCGTGTACCACCTGTTTGCAGATGGTGAAAAGAATGGTGAAGTTTACATCGTTGCCGCCGACCGTGACAACGCTGGTATCGTGTACAACGTCGCAAAGTGGATGGTGGAACACTCACCCGCGCTGAAGAAGCGTTCCCGCATAGTTGACAGCACCAAAACCATCTATGACAGGGTTTCCGGCTCAAAACTCAAAGTTCTGTCCAGCGAGGCGTACAGCAAGCACGGGTACAAACCCTCATGCGTGATTTTCGACGAGCTTCACGCCCAGAAGAACCGTGACTTGTGGGACGTTATGACCTTCGGTGCAGGCGACGCAAGGGAACAGCCGGTGTGGATCGTGCTCACTACGGCAGGCGATGACCCAGACCGTAAAAGCATCGGCTGGGAGATCCACGAGAAAGCCTTGTCCATCCTGAAATACCGTGAAGGCAAAGCAGGCGGACAGGACGATCCGCGTTGGCTTCCCATCGTGTACGGCCTCGGACTGTATGACGATGTTGACAACATCAACATCTATGATGAAGAGCTTTGGAAGCGCTGCAACCCGTCCATTGGAAAAACCGTGAAGCTTTCAACCATCCGGGCGGAGGCAAGAGAGGCAAAGCTTTCCGAAGCGTCGGAGAGGTTGTTCCGATGGCTGAGGCTCAATCAGTGGATAGCGGTACACACAGTGGGATGGATACCGCTTACTGTGTACGACAAGACGCGGTGGGACGGCGATATCGAGGCGTTGCAGGGCAAGAAATGTTTTGGCGGCGTTGACCTGTCAAAGGCCATTGACCTTACCGCCTTTGTGCTGGTATTCCCGCCGCAGGAAGGGCTTGACACATGGGTTGCGTTGTTTAACGGATGGCTGCCCACAGCAGAACTTGAAGAACGGGAACGGCGTGACCATGTGCCATACCGTGACTGGATACGCAAGGGCTTTCTCAATGGCTGCGAGGGGGATATCATCGACTTCGAGGACGTGACCCAGGCCATATTACAGGCCGCAAGGGATTATGATTTGCGCATGGTGGGCTTTGACCCGTATCTTGGCGCGACGATAACGCAGCGGCTTGAGAATGAACTTGTCGGGACACCAACAAAAATTGCGCTTATCCCGCAAGGCATAAAATCCATTTCGCCGCCTATGAAGGAGCTGGAACGGCTTATCCGGTCGCATGAGATGCTACACGTCCGCAACCCGGCGGCGCGGTGGTGCTTTGGGAACGTACAGTGCGTGGTTGATGATAACGAAAATATAAAACCTACAAAAAAGCGTTCGGCAGGCCGCATAGATATTACTGTCGCATGGATAATCGCGTTTGCGACCGCACAGCTGGATCCGAAACCCACGCTTGCGGAGGTCATTTTGAGCGACGATTGGAGCATGTGACATGAAGATTTTAGATAAAATTGCAAACCGGATAGCGAATGCTCTTGGGAAACAGATACTTACGCTGGACGATCCGACGGGCTGGAATGCAGGCAGCACGCTTTTCGGCGGGAAGGAACTTCAGGCTATGAAGCTTCCGGCGGTCAACGCCTGTATCGAGATCATCAGCGACAGCATAGCAAAGATGCCCGTGTACCTGATGAACTCCGCAACGAAGGAACGCCAGCCAGAGCACTCGGCGTTAAGCCTGCTGACGGGACGTCCTACGGAAATCCTGACCGCGTTTGACTATCACAAACTCATGGAATCACGCCGCATAGCTTACGGGAACGCCTACGCGCTTATCATGCGTGACAAGTGGGGCAAGCCTATAGAACTGCTGCCGGTAGCTCCGGGTTATATTACGCCTTATCTCGACGATAACGGCAGGCTTTGGTATGTAGGCACGAACCCGAGGACGAATGAATACCGTAAGTTTTATCCTGTGGATGTTCTGCATTATAAGGCGTTCTCTGTGGACGGGCTGGAGGGCGTGAGCTATCTCCGGCGTGGAGCGGAAACCATAGAAGCCGCGCTTCAGGCTCAGAAGTATGAAACCAATTTTTACGCGAATGGCGCACGGCTGGACGGCGTACTCTCAACAGACACCGACCTGTCCCGTGAGAGAAAACCGGATAAGGACGGGAACCAGGTAAGCATTAAGGACAAGATAAGGGCTGAATGGTCAAAAATACACTCGGGCGCGGATAACGCTTATCGAATTGCAGTGCTGGATAACGGCCTTAAATATACGCCCATCACTTCCAGCAACCGCGACGCCCAGTTTATTGAGAGCAAGGCCGCAAGCATTGAGGACATCGGGCGGCTGTTCAACATCCCATTGTACAAGCTGGGAGTTGGGAAACAAACCTACGCTTCAAATGTACAGGCCGCTATTGAGTATATGCAGCGCACATTATCGCCCATCGTGGCGGAGCACGAGCAAGAGGACACGTACAAGCTGCTTAACGAATCCGAACGTATGAAGGGTTTGCAGATACGCCGCAACATGATGGGTGAGCTGCGCGGCGACTGGGCGGCGCGTGCGCAATGGTTCAGGACTATGCGTGAAATAGGCGTGTACAACGTTAACGAGATACGCGAGCTTGAGGATATGCCTGCCGTACCGGGTGGGGATGTGAGGCTTGCGTCGCTCAACCATGTGCCGCTGGACAGGTTTACGGAACTGTCGGAAAATCGTAACGAAGGGAGTGGAACAGAGTGAGGTTTTCGTTAAACGGCGTGATTTCGTCAGATGATGATGCGCGAGTCTGGAAGTTTTTCGGGTGGCAGGCGGTGTGTCCTGCGGACATCCGGCAGGCGCTTGCGGATAACCCGGACGGCGAGGATTTTGTGCTGGAAATCAATTCGGGTGGCGGGTCAGTATACGCGGGGTTTGAAATGTATTCCCTGCTCCGGGGCGCAAAATGTACGACACGGGCAGAGGTGCAAAGCCTTGCAGCGTCGGCGGCGTCGGTTGTGCTGGCGGGCGTTGACGTTGCGGCGGCGTCACCTGTGGGGCAGGTGATGATCCATCTGCCAAGCACGCTCACAGATGGGAACCAGATTGTTCACAAGGAAAGCGTGCAGATGCTTGAAGCTGTGACAAGCTCGATAATAACCGCCTACGAGAAAAAATGCCGTGGCAAAACAACGCGGGACGCGCTACGGCGAATGATGGACAAGGAAACGTTTCTGACCGCCCAGGAAGCGCTTGACGCGGGGCTGATTGATGAAATAATGGGCGAACCCGCAAACCCGGCAAACGTTTTTAACGCGGCCGGAAACATGCCCGACATCGAAAAATTACGGGCTGCATATCGTGAGGCCCACGCTGATGGTGTCAAACAGGCGCGTGCCAGGGCGATAGCGCTTGCAGAAGCAGATTTATACTGAGGAGGAATACCGATGAAAAAGAGACTGCTTGATCTTCTGGCCCGGAAAAAGGGTGTAGTGGACAAGATGAAAGCCGCCGACCAGGCGAACGACCAGACCGCATTTGATGCCGCAAAGGCGGAGCTTACTCCGCTGGATGCTGAGATAGCGCGGGTAAAGGCTATCATAGACGCGGAGGAAAGCGCGCCGGTACCCGAGCCGCCCAAGCCCGAAAATTCACGCGGCTGCATACACGCGTTCTGCGAATGCATACGCGCACAGGCGTCTGGCGACTACACGCGGTTTGCTGAAAATATGGACGTGGTAAAACGCGCGGTAAGTAACGAAGACGGCATGAACGAAACCACGCCTGCGGACGGTGGGCTTGTGGTGCCGCAGGACATCCAGACAAAAATAAACGAGCTGCGCCGGACGCTTAACCCGCTTTCTGCGCTTTTCAATGTTGAAAATGTGTCGTCCATATCCGGCTCCAGGGTGATAGACACCGCGCCCACGGCAGGTTTTGCAAAGGTCGCAGAGTTTGGCGTGATATCAAAGGATGACAGGCCCTCGTTCCGCAAGATAGATTACACTGCTGAAAAATACGCGCTCATCGTGCCGATATCCAATGAACTGCTTAAAGATTCTGACCAGAATCTTATCTCGTATCTCTCACGGTGGTTTGCGAAAAAGGGTGTAATAACCGAGAACAAGCTGCTGCTTAAGCTGCTGGCCCTGCTGAATGCGGCGGCAGAAACAGCGGCAGCGGGAAAAGAGCTTGCAACGATAAAGAAAGCACTGAACGTAAAGCTTGACCCGGCGATCTCCATAACCAGTTCTTTTGTCACCAATCAGGACGGTTTCAATTATCTTGACACGCTGGAGGACAAGCAGGGCCGTCCGCTTCTCCAGCCTGACCCGACAAACGGCACGTCGAAGATGCTTCTTTCACGTTCAGTACATGTCATGAGCAACGCGGTGCTTCCGAGTACGGACGGAGCCGCGCCTTTGTACATCGGCGACTTTACACAGTACGGCACCCTGTTCCGTCGCAAGACGCTTGAGATTGCGTCGACCCAAATCGGCGGCAATTCCTGGGGCACGGACAGCACTGAAGTACGCGGCATTATGCGTGTTGGCGCGGAAACCTACGACACGGAGGCCGCAACCGCTGTCACGCTCACGCTGCCATCATGAGTGAACGTCTGACCGCCTGCAAGGAATATATGCGTGTTGACTTCGACGAAGATGACGCGCTGATAACGGCGCTGCTTGCGGCCGCGGATGGATACCTTGCGGGCGCTGGTGTGAGCCGGGAAACTGACGCACAAATGTATGACCTGGTTGCGTTTGATATGGCGCTCAGGATGTACGACGGACGGGACGAAGATACAACGCATGCTGCTACCTCAGCCCTCGCGCGTCAGATGCTTACACAGCTTAAGTTAAGGAGTGCTTATGAATCGGGCGGGTGAACTGCGGCACCGGGTAACGGTATTCACGCCGCATACTGCGTTTGATGATATCGGCATGGCGGGAAATGAATACGAAGTGCTGCGGACAATATGGGCGAAAATCGTACCGGCAAGCGGACGGAATGAAACGCTGGAGGGCGATGTGGAGCGCATGGAGGTCACGCACCGGGTATTCATCCGCACTGCCGCCCTTCCGGAGCTTTCACCGGATATGTACTTAACGTATCGCGGCCAGCGGTATGACATCCAGTATTTTATGCCAGTGTACAATCAGCGCGGGTGGACTGAAATAGGATGCACTATGGTGGTGGAAAAGTATGGACTTTGAGATGCGCGGGCTGGATGAGTTTACGGATTCGCTGATCCACTCCTCGAAGGAAGCCGAAAAAGAACAGAAAAAGTTCCTGCGGCAGGAAGGCAGCAAGCTTGCCCGTAAGACAAAAGCGCGTGCTCGTGCAGAAGTGGGGAAGGTTGCGCGTGGTGATCGTGCTGCCGGGACATACCACGCCAGAATAAAGCGTGGCAAGGTATGGCGCTCGGAAAAGAACACTAATGCAATCCGCGTCTATTCTAACGACCCAGTTGCCCACCTGATTGAAGAAGGCCACGACCAGCTTGTCAACCCCGGCAAGGGACGGGGTAATGGGCGTGGCGTGAAGCCCGGAAAGGGCATCGGACGCAAAGTAGGCCATGTAGACGGGAAAGAAATCTTTAAGAAAGCGCGTGAGGATTTTGAAGATCAGTTCCACAGTGACTGTGAAGAAGCTGTGGACAAGATGATTGCAAAAATATGAAACTGAAAGATATACGCCGGGGGCTTACCGCCGTGTTGCGGGAGCGTTTCCCGGAATGCGTCTCTTTTGACACAAATACAAAAAAGCCGGTAATGCGCGGTAACTTTAAGGTCGACATTTATCCCGCTGGTTGTGGCGCTTTGTGCGGAGGATCCCGCGAACGCTCTGCGGATGTGGACATCTGGTATTATGCGCCGGATGAACACAAGTGCCAGGATGATTGCGGGGACGTCTCCGACATACTTATGGATGCGCTGTACGGCGGCTTTGAGGTGGACGGTATCGCGCTTTACCCGGATGATGATATAACTTGTGAACAGGTGAGAGCCGGAGTCCTGGTCTGTCAGTTTGGCCTTACCTGGTACGAGACGCTTATTGAAACCGGAGAACCTATGGAAGAACTTAACCTCAGCATAGATGTACAAAATGATATGGAGGTGTTATCAGATGGCAGTGACGATGCCGAGGATTGAAGTCACTTTTGAACAGAAAGCCGCGTCACTGATAATACGCAGCGAACGCGGTTATGCAATACTTATCATTCGCGACAGCACGGACGAAACCTTTGTTTACAGGCGTTATGATGATCTGACAGCCGCGCAGGCTGACGAAAAGCGGTATACTGCTGAAAACTTTGCATTTATAAGCGATATTCTGTCATTCGCGCCTTACCGTACCTATGTTTTCCGCATAGGAACAGAAGGGCTGCTTGCGGACGCTTTGGCGATGGTCAGGAAGAAGGTAAAGACAGGCTGGATAACGGTAGCAGGTATGACGCCTGAAGACGCTACGGCGCTTTCCAGCTGGATACAGGCACAGGAAAAAGAACGCCGTACCTACAAAGCGGTAGTGTACAAGCCGGAAGTCAAGCCCGACTGTATGCACGTTGTTAATTTCGGCAATGAGACGGTTACATTCTCTGATGAACGCGGAGAGCAAAGCGGCGTTGCGTACCTCCCAAGTCTTATCGGGATACTTGCAAAGTGCAATGTGGAAAGCGGATGCGCAGCATTCGAGTGTTCAAACCTTGCCGACGTGCAGGAAATGGAGGACAACGACAAGAGCTTGGAAGAGGGCTTATTCTTTTTGACGCATGACGATGATAAAGGCGTAGTTATCATGCAGGGCAACAACAGCCTGACGACGCTGGACGGCAATACCAAAACCGAGGATATGCAGTACATTGAAACGGTGGAGGCTATGGATCTCATGGCTGACGATATTGCGAGAACCTTCCGCGAAAACTATCTTGGCAAGTACCGCAACAGCCGCGACAATCAGATGCTGTTTATTGCGGCTCTCAACTTTTCCTACTTTGCCCAGCTTGCAAAGCAGAACATACTTGACCCGGATTATGACAATACCGCCGAAATCGATGTAGAGGCGCAGCGGCTTGCATGGCAGGCGGCAGGTAAAACGGAAGCGGCAGAGTGGGATGATGATACCGTTAAGGCTATGCCGTTTAAACGCATAGTGTTTCTCAGAGGCCGCGTAAAGATTTTGGGCAGCATGACCGATCTGATCTTCCCGATCACTATTGCGTAAGGGAGTGATAATAAATGCAAACTGAGTTTGACACCAATAACATATTGCACGGCACAAAAGGATACCTGTTCTGGAATAACAAAAGGGTCGCGGGCCTCCAGAGCGTGGAAATCAAGCTCAATCCTGAATGGGAAAGCGTAAACCAGTGCGGCGATACCGCCACTTACCACGCTTATAACGGCTACGAGGTGGATGGCACGTTTACCTATCTAAAATGCGACAGTACGATACTTAAAGAGCTTTGGCAGGCATTCATAACCGGCAAGTGGCCTAAAATTACAATAAACACATCCATAGGTCAGCGCGGGACAAATAAAGTGGAACGCGTCGCTGTTACCGACATAGTTGTCACGGAGCTGATGCTTGCAAAGTTCGAGGCAAAGAAATACAGCGAGGATACTGTGCCGTTCAAGGGCGGTAAGTTCACTGTTTTGGAAACAATTTAAGGAGGAAACATCATGGATAAAGCTTTACTTAA